AATGCAAGGTCGTGCCGCTTTGACTAATGCAAACGCAAATGCTTCTTATCTTGGTAAGTTAGGTAAATATTACGGCTCTTTGACTTCTGGTCAGAATATGACAAATGAAATGTCAAGATATTATACCGACTTTATGCTCGGCAAGATGCCGATTGGTAAAGCGGAGAATATTCTTAGGCAAACGCCTTACCGTCATTTACTTGATTTGAATATCCAACAAAATGAGTGGTCCCTCAATAAACTCATGGAAGAGCCCGATTTGATACGTTCTTTGAGTGGTATGTATAAGTCTGAGGGTGCTCTTACCAATAAACGTGTTCAGTCTTACGACACTGACAAGATTTTTGAACGTGGAGAATCGGTCACACGTATGGTTAAAAATATTTCGGATGGAGTCAGTAATTTCATGCCTAAGCCTAAACCTAGATTTGGTAAAGGTTCTTCTTCCGGTGACGGTAGTTCTACACCGCCACCGAGTGGTAAATCTTGGCTTGATGCTTATCGAGAAAATCCAAATTATAATCCTACAGGTTATTAGTAGCTATTTTGAGCGCAAAGATTATTCTTTCTTTGCGCTCTTTTTGTGCTCTTTATTACTTTAGCAATTTACTGTTAATTATACGTATATAATTCAAACACGCTTTTAATCATATATATAGCTTCTACAAAACACAACCGTAAAAATCTATATTTTTTTATGAAATAATAAAAATTTAAAATATGTATTATATGTAACTGTTTTATATTTGTGTGCGTGCGCATTTTATACGTACGTACACAATTGTTAAATACAGTTACTTTAATTTGGTTTGTCTGCTAGAAAAACCTTAGTTTACGCGGAAAAGTTATAACTTATTGTTAATTAGCTTTTTATGAAAATTTTCCCCGAAAATTCCTACTCTCTTGTTTGAGGTAGGCAAAAGTGGGAATACACTTTATTCCTAATTATTGCACTTTTGTTCCTATGTAACTATTTCCCTAAATAGTGTTAACAAATTTGGCGCTTTCAAATTTTATTTTTTATCTTTGCACCATGAAAAAGGAAATTATACAAATTATCCTCAAAGTCGTTATTTATGCGCTTGGGTTGATAGCTGCCTATTTTGGAGTCACTTCTTTGGCTTCTTGCAGTACGTCTCATAATGTCAGTGTTCGTGGTCGCACTACAATTGTATCTGTTGATACCACATTTGTCAAACATGGCGGTTTTGTCCGCTCTAAAAATTTAAAGCCTTATGGTGAAAATGAATAGTCGCTGTTTCATTGTTGAAGTAAACGGTGTTCAGTATGTTGTTAAGTTTGGTAAAATTGATGAATTTCTTTGTCTGTTTTTGCCTTCTGTAGTTGTAGTTAGTTCAATGATAACATCCCCCGTATCTTGGGAGCATGAATATCAGTGGTACAAACGTATTTAGTTTTTGCTTATGAAGGCTAAAGATTATTTGACTGCTCTCAAAGTTATCAGAGAGATTCAGCGAAAGCAAGCATATTGCACTGGTTCTTCCAAACCTTATCTTGCGGATACTCTCAAGGAAATTGAAATATATTGTCCTTTGGATTTCTCTAAGAGCGGCGGTCGTGTTACTAAAGGTGTCATTTTAAGTAGTTATAATGGTAATTTATTTAATAAATAGATATGGCTTTATTTCCTCGATGTAATAGTCCTGTTCCTGTTATGGGTAGGCATGGTGTCACTCTTGTTGGTTGCCACTCTTGCATCCAATGTCGTGTTGCTGCTCAAGAACATCTTTGTAAATTACTTGAGGTTGAAGCATCTAAGCATAAATATATTGAATTTATTACCAATACGTACGATGATGAACATCTTCCGTATATAGATACTTCGTATCAATATCCTTTTGGGTATGCTGTTCGTGTACCTAATCGTGTTATTAAGAAGTATAATCGTAAAACTAAAAGTTTTTACTATGTTGAGGACAAGGTTTCTAAGTCTTTTCAATTAACGGATTTTGGGATTATTGATACCGCTTCTATGCTTCGTGATTATTATGCACGCATTGATAAGTATTATAGTCGTTTCCCTTATCGTTCTCGTGGCATCCGTAATAATAGTGTTGTTCCTATTTTATGGTATGATGATATAAGAAAATTTATTGCTCGTTTAAGAAAATGGTTTTTAAAAAATTATGGTGAAAAAATTCGCTACTACGTTATATGTGAATACGGTACACAATCGTTCCGTCCGCATTATCATATCTTATTATTCCACGACTCGCCTGAAGCGAGAGCGGATTTTAGAAATGTTCGGGCTTTGCCAATGTCTACAAAAGATAACCCCCGAGAAATTTGTATTAAACTCGATTTGGCTAAACTATGGCTCTATGGTGATACGACTACAAAGGTTACCGATGGAAATATGCAAGAGTACGTTTCTAAGTATCTTACACAACATTCTGACTTCCCTAGAGTGCTTGATAAATTTCCACAAAGGTCGTTTCACTCAATCCTATTGGGAGCAAAGGACAAAACAGAGGTTAGAGAACTTCTCAAGGTTAGAGATTTCGAAACACTTACAACAGATTACGTTGTTGACAAAAAGGGTATCCGACACGCTGTTCCCATGTCAGATGCGTATTACTCTCAATTGTCCATTAGATTTACAGGCTCTTCCCTTTTTACTGTTGACGAAACTTCTTCCTTATTTCGTTCAGTGGTATTCTGCGCCCGCCGATTCTTTACCTCATCGGGAGAAATCTACGATGATGCTGCAGTAAGGGAATTTATGCTTTGGCTCTTAGACTCTGATACTTCTGTGTTATATAAAAATATTTATCAGTTCCGTGCTGTTCGTTGGTATGTAGACGAATTTACAAAACCAATATATAATAGTTCCGGTTCTGTAAACTCTTTAAAATCATTGCTTTATGCTGCACATCATCACTATTCGTTATCATCCTTTTTAGATTTGGATTGGTATACTTGTCTTAAATTACGCTTTGATTTCGTTGCTTGGAAGGATTATCAAAATTTAGTTGAGTACTTTCAAAGTCTCGAAGATGATAAGCTTTTTGCATATGAGAATTATGCTAGTATGTCTTCTTTTACAGGGACTTATGATTTTAATATTTTAAAAACACGCTCTATTTTTCAGTATCAAGTTCAAAAAGCTAATATGGCTTATACTGAGAACATTAAACATAGGGCTGTTGTAGATTCTTATAAAAATTAATTATATGGCTAATAAAGTTTTAGGTATGCATCGCCTTAAAAATAAGGTGAATAGGAATGCATTTGATTTGTCGCATCGACACATGTTTACTGCACAGGTTGGTGAATTGTTGCCTGTATTTACTCAGTGGGTTAATCCGAATGAGACCTTTAAAATTGGTTATAATGGTAAAACTCGTACCGCTGCCCTCAATACTGACGCTTTTACTCGTATTCGTGAAAATATTCAGTATTATTTTGTTCCTTTTCAGTCTCTTTGGAAGTATTTTGAGCAACAGGTTAATAATATGACTAAGGGTGACGCTGGACAGAATATTTCTAAGTTTGCTAGTAGTTCGACAGCAGCTTCTACGATTTCTACTTCTATGCCTTATATTTCTTATGCTGATTTAAGCTATTGGCTTCGTTTTATGTATGAACATGCTTTAGACGCTGTCAATTCTTACTTTACTTCAAATACGTCTGCTTCGGCTCGTTCTGCTACTGGTTTTAAATCTTTTTGTGGTTCTAGTTCTGCTTATAAAGACGTTTTTGTCTGTGATGGCTATCGACTTTGCCGTGCTGCTAAGCTTTTGATGTCTCTTGGCTATGGCAATTTTTCCGTCGTCATCCAGTACGATATTTACGCTATGGCTGAGTCTTATGTCAAATCCGGTTCATCTTGGAATAAGACCAATTTTTCTAAAAGTACTCTTTATGGTCTGAATCTTACTGGTTTTGAAGCCGCAAGTCTTAAAAATAGTCCAAATCTTTCGATTTTACCTTTATTGGCTTATCATAAGATTTGTAATGATCATTATAGAAATGAGAAGTGGCAGCCTTTTGAGCCTTGGACGTGTAATATTGATTATCTGAATCCTACGAGTAATATGAACTCTACTTCTTTTATCAGTACTTCTACTTTTGTCTCTGAGGCTACATCAATTCTTGATTTGGAAAATTCTAATCTTCCTATCGATTATTTTACTTCAGTACTTCCACGTGCGCAGTATGGCGATGAGTCTGCAGTCTCTGTTGGTTTGAACAATACTGATGCGGTTTTCCGTATTAAAGATGCTGCTGATGGCTCTAAGGGTGCAATTTTTGGTAGTAGTTCTTATACTTCAGGCGATACTTTACAAAAGCCTAATTCTGCTCCTGTTCCTGCTCATGATGGCTATGTTGCACCTATTAACACGACTTCTACAGGTAATCCGCTTGTTGGATTTAGTGGTAGATTTACTGCCGATGCTTCTATGAAAATTTCTGCTTTGCGATCTGCCACCGCTTTGCAAAAATATAAGGAAATTCAGAATAGTAATGACCCTGACTTTGCTGCACAGGTTCTTGCTCACTTTGGTATTAAGCCAAAGGTCGATTCTCGTACCTCTGTTTTTATCGGTGGTGATGACAAGACTCTTAGCATCAATCCTCAGGTTAATACTAACTTTCAAAATGGCGGTGAGCCGGAGATTAAGGCTATCGGTATTGGTGATTTGTCGGCTGGTTGTAAATTTACGTCTACCACTTATGGTATGATTATCGGTATATATCGCGCAGTGCCACAACTTGATTATTCACGTGTAGGTATTGACCGCAATCTCTTCAAGACTGATGCTACTGATTTTCCTATCCCTGAATTAGATTCTGTAGGTATGCAAACTCAGTATAGATGTGAGCTTAGCGCTCCTCTTATCGGTCTGTCTAAGGCTGTTACTGATTATAGTTTTCAGACTAATTCTATCGATATGTCTGTCACATATGGTTACGCCCCTCGCTATGCAGAATTGAAAAGTGCCTGTGATTATTTCGAGGGTGGTTTTTGTGGTGCTTATTCTTCTTGGGTGACTGGGTATGATCAGTATTTTCTTAGTACTTGGCGTCGTAATACTGGTAATGATTCTTCACCGCTTTATGGTGGCATTGATGATTTGTTTAAGTGTCGGCCTTCTTTGCTCTATCCTATCTTTGTAAATCAATGGTCCGGTACTGTTAATGATGATAAACTTCTTGTCGGTAGTGTGAATACTTGCGTAGCCGTTCGCCCATTCAGTATGTATGGTTTACCTTATTCAAAATAATTTAAATATGTTTGTTTATGAAAGCTAAAAATAAAGTTGTTTATGTACCTCCCGTTTATGAGGAGGTCCAGCATGAAGTTACTTCTGTAGATGATAATAATAATCCTTTGCGAACTTCTTTTCATACAGATGTATCTCTTTTGCAACGTATAGATAATATGCGTATTGATGCACAGACTTTGCGGGAAATTAAGGAATCTCTCCAGCCTATGATTGACACCTCTAATTTCCGTTCTCAGTTTGAGGAGACTTTCGGCTCTTTGACTGATGAGGAGCTCATTAATTCTTGTCCTAGTCGCTACACCCAGACTGCTAGTGAAAAGATGAGTTATTTGAAAGACCTTGCTGCCAAGGATAAGGACGCCCGAGAGAAGGCTGCTGCTGCGGCAAAGGAAAAAGAAGAGAAAGATAAATTTGAGAAAGAAAATCAAGAATTTCAGTCTCGTCTTATGGAAATCTTTAAATAATTTTCGCTTATGTTGTCTAATTGCATTATTAGGAGTACTGCCGCTTTTGGCGGTACTCCTTTTCGATTAAATAAGTGTACTGCTCTTGGTTCTGCTGGTAGTGGTGCTGCTGCTGGTGCTGCAGCTGGTGGTGCTCCTGGCGCTCTTGTCGGTGGTGCTTTAGGTCTTGCCGGTTCTTTGATTGGTGGTCTTTTTGGTAAGCATAATACTGACAAAACAAATGAGTGGAATTATAAAATTATGCAAGAGCAAAACCGCTTAAATGCTGAGGAAGCGGAGAAAAACCGTAAATGGCAAGAAATGATGTACCAGATGTATGGCACATCTTCTGCCAAAGCTAATGATTTGCGTGCTGCGGGTCTTAATGCCAAGCTTGGTGATGTTTCTGCTAGTGGAAATGTTGGAAGTGGTGCTACTGCGACGGCTGCCGAATCCGCTCAAATGATGCCTACCGATTATAGTTTTCTTGGTGATGCTGCGAATTCCGGTTTGGCTGCTTATAATACCACTCGCTCCGTCAGTTCGTCGCTCGCTTTGCAAAAGTCTCAAGAGAACGTTAATGAATCCGTTCGTGGTGTTAATGAAGCACAAAAAGGTTTTATTGAATCTCAGAATAATATGCAGAAATTGACCTATAAGTTTGCCATGGATACTTATCAGAATAGGTTGTTACAAGAGCAATTTAAGGCTGAATTGTCTAATTGGCAAGGTTTTGACGCTATGTATGATGCTCGTTTGAAAGCTTTCAGTTTGTACAATGTGATGCCGCAAGAAGTAGAGAAGAATGTTGCTCAAACTATGTCGTTTTATGCTTCTGCTTTTCGTGATATTGCTGACGGTAAATATACGCTTAAACAGACTGAGAATTATGGTCGTTGGCTTTCTATTCAGCAGACTTTTGCACATGCTGCTACTGTTCAGAGTAGTGCTGCTTTAATGCAAGGTCGTGCTGCTTTGACTAATGCAAACGCAAATGCTTCTTATCTTGGTAAGTTAGGTAAATATTACGGCTCTTTGACTTCTGGTCAGAATATGACAAATGAAATGTC